ATAGAGACGCTTACCATTAGTGCGGCTTCTTGAATCGCTGGGACTGATGAAGGGTCTAGGTAAGTCTCAGCTGCTACTACGCCATAAGGATTGACCGGGTGATAGACGGTGGCTGTGTTGTTATTGCCAGAGATGGCATAAGTAATTGAATACTCGCCAACCTCAGTAATGGTCTTAGATCCATTGTGCTTTGAACCCATGCCGGTGATATTTACAGTCTGACCAACATAGAAGGTGCTGCGTACATCCTCGTCAAAGAATGTAGTTCCTGTGTTAGTTGTGTTGCTGTGACCGATACCGAAAGAAGTGTTAGCCCATATGAAAGGGAGTAGGACATTATCCGCAGCATCGCACACTTCCTGGAGTGTCGCATCTGCATAGAGAGTCCCAACACCGAGGGCTGTACGCAACTCGGCTACTGTTGTTAGGCTCATTCTCTATCCTTTCATAAGAGCGGCGAGGGCTAAGGGCAAGCCCCCGCCGCCGTTCTAATGGTTGTCGATTACGCTACTGCGAAGCGACGTACGCCCTTACCGGACTTCGCAACGTAGAGTGCGAGGTAGCCGTAAAGGTTGATTTCAATCTCGCCTGATGTAAGGACGTTAACGCGGAGCTGAGTTGTTGGGCTCTCCCACGCATAGACTGAAGATGGTGCAACAAGGAACGCTGAATCGTCAGAGATTCCTGATGCAGAGATGTTGTGGTCAACGATGAGGTCTGTTCCGAGAACTCCACCGCGAACTGATGTAGCAACTGCGTTGCCTGATGCGTTGAATGTTGCACCCTGTGCTGAGTAGAGAGCGCGACCTGTTGTATCTGCGTATCCTGAGATAGCAGCCCACTGATCTGTTGAAGCAACAAGCTTGTTAGCGAAGTCTCCGCCTGTACCCTTGTATGCTGCTGCGCCTTCTACGGCGATGAATGACTGAAGTCCAGCCGCAGTTGTAGCAACGTTTGTTGCTGCTGTTCCTGCTGAGATGAACTTAGCAATGAGGGCTGCATCTGTAGCCTTCTCGTATGCCTTGCGGAGTTCTGCCATCATGAGTTCCATGAACGCAGGTGATGAGCGATCTACAAGCTCGAATGATACGCGCTGCAAACCTGAGAACTTCTCGACTGTTACTGTGTCGTATGCAGAAGTCATGCCTGTCTCAGATGGTGCTGAGCCTTCGTTTGTGTCTGCAACTGTTGGCGCTACATCTGCTGATGATGCGTTTGTGTAGAGACGTGGAACTGTGAAGCTCATGCCTGACTCTGTGAGTGCCTGACGTGTTACTGCCTCGAACGCAGGGCGACCTGTGAAGGTGTCTGTGATGAATGTGTTGAGGTGCTGAGGGAGTGTAAGTCCTGTGTTAGTTGAAGTTGAATCATCTGCTGCACGAACTGTGCGGCGGGCTTCATCGTCTCCGAGTGCTGCCTTGATGTTTGCTTCGAGGTACTGAGCGCCTGTGATTGGTGCAGTACGCTCCTTGACGTAGTGTGATGCTGCAACTGTTGGGCGAGCCGCTTCTACTGCCGCTGCTTCAACTGCTGGAGCTTCTACAGTTGTGGTATCTTCCACGACTGGCTCGCTTTCTTCTAGTTGGGTTGGTTCAGCAGGGAGTTCTACCTCTTCTGCTGCGATCTCTAATACTTGAGCAGACTTAAAAGCCGGCTCTGTTACTAGAGAAACTTCTTTGAGTCTCGCTGATGAGACTACTGTGTGACCATCGCGTGATGGCTTTGATGCGATTACCTCTGCACCGATTCTCAAGCCCTTACCAAACCTTCTTGGGCTTGGATAAGTGCATCGTTGCCGCCTGTTGATCGTGAGAGCTTGAAGGTTGCGTAGATACCGTCAGGGCGAACCTCAGCGGCAATCATGCGACCTACTGGCTTCTTCATATCGTGCTGGCTAAGTAACTTAATCTTAGATACGTCAGACACGTCAATTGCGCCAGCCTCAAATACAACGCCACCAAGGTTGGTGTGTCCTACTTCGCCTGTTCCCATTGGCACAATCTTGCCTGAGATTTCGCGGCGTTCTTCGCTGCACTCAATAGAGGCAGCCTCGATGATTAATTGATCCATTAACTCATACCTTCTGATCCGTTAGGTGTTAGGTCTGTCATTTCCATCGCTTGCTCTACGGAGATAAGTCCTAGAGATAGCATCTTTTCAATAGCTGCCAACTCTGTTAGTGGGTCTTGCTTCAAGAATGTATCTTGAACTGCAAATTTTACTTCGTGTCCAGCGGTGCTTACGTCATCCATGCTGAGTCTGCTAGAAATGCACTGAATGTAAGGCTCGATGGATAGTGCATAAAATTGCTTGCGTTCATCTTGGACATTTGAATAAGTCATGCTCTGGTTATCTTCACTTGATAGGAGATAAGCCGGAATGTTTGTTAGTCGCGCAATTTGCGTAGAAAGTGAACGAATCGCATCTTGGTACATCATGTCTTTAGGTGAGAACGCTACTGCGTTATATTCTAAAGTAGAAGTAAGGTAGCGAGTTGAATTGTTTTGCGCTCCACGCTTCCAAGCTGATAGAAGGCCCTGCACCTCGCTAGGTGGAAGGTCTGCGCCGTTATTGCGAAGATATCCAGCTGGTTGAGGATTAGCGGAGTTAACTGCAGCCGCACGTTCAACGTCGATAGCGGCCTGAATTGTGCGAGAGCCGCGCTCTAAGATTCCTTCATCGAATCCTTGGATAGTTACTATGTCATTCATTGAAATAGGGGAAGCATCAACATAATACTGTTGAATCATAATTCCTTCTACGTCTGTAGTAAAAGTAACTCGATTATTAGCGACCCATTCAAATGAAGCTGGTCTGCCATCCTCGGCGTAACGCTCTGTAATTAAAAGATATGCGACACCATACATGAGGAGCGAGTCAACAATCCAATTTATAGTAATAAATGATGGCTGAGACTTTGAAAGCTGTTTAATCCATCGTGGTGGTGCAATTACTTCACCAGTAGAAGTTTTGTAATACTCTAGTGGGATTGATGCAACAGTTCCGCAAATTAGATTACGTGCGCGAGCTACAGAAGGAACGCTCATCGCTTCCTTACGGGTAATGCGTGGCATGATTGCCGAGTTAAGCGAAAAGATATTCTCGCCCATTACTTGCGGAGCGTACTGCGCTTCTATTGACTGCTTACGCGAAAAGAGACCCATAGAGTGCAATTATACACTAAGGATACGTCATTCGGTGTATATAGCTGCTGTCTGTTGTGGTTGCATTAACTTGCTCACTATCATGGCAATAGAAATCGGTGCCGAAATATCGCCGGCGGATTTCCTTTTTACGATTCTCCACGCCGAGTCATTAACTTTAGCCGCTACGTTAGCGAACTGGTCTAGTAGCTCTTTCATCCCGTTATGAATCATGCGCTGGTTAACTACAGCATCTAGCAAGTCTCCGCATGCACGGTAGAAATTCTGGCCACTGCAATCTTCGACTACTTGGCCGGCATTGGCTAAACGCTCGGCTATAGATTGGGTTGCGTACTTGTCATACATAATCTGTCTTGGCCTATAAATATCGGCCCAAGCCTTTATATCTGCCGCTACCTTTAAATCGTCAATAGCTACCGCAGATTCCCAGCTTTGTAGGATTCCTACACCTATTCGGCCATCGGGAAGCACTTGGCCGGCGCATAAGCTTGCATTTCTCTTAGATGGTGAAACATCGAACCCGAAAACGGTATAACCGCCTTCTGTAATTGTAAGAGTCGAATCTGAACAGTCTTCGATGCTATTTGGTGGGAAGGGTGATTGTAATGACGAAACCCAACAGCATAATAGCTCGGTCATAATGGATTCATGGCTAGAAGTCGAGAGCGATTCCTGAATTGCCTCTTTAGACACTGTTAATCCAAGTGCCGGATTTGCTTGGGCTACACCTTCCCAAAACTTCGGGGAGCCTACATCGAACTTATACATCTGAGGAGCTGAGTATTCGTAATAGCCGAAAGTCTTAGGTGGATTCTCCTTCGCTCTTTCGACCAGAGAATTCAGCGGTAGGGAAAATGCATCACCAGCATTTGAAGTCCAGAAGGTTTGACCATTGGTTGCACGTGTAGTAGGTGTAATCGCTGTAAATGCTTCATCACCCCATTCACGTAATTCGTCACCCCAAGTGAAATGGCTGGTACGTCCACGCGAACCGTCGCGAGTTGCAGCTACAACATCTAAGCGACCACCACCGAATTCCGGCAGTAGCTCGATGGACTCCGTGCCATTGGCGTATCTGATTGCTTTGACTTGGCAAGCCAGAAACTCATGGCTTTCGATGAGATAGCACATTTCTCTAAATGAAACCAGTGCCATAGCTCGATTAGACGAAGGAAGAAGAATAATCATGGCACAATTCATTAATAACAAAGTCGGCGTA